CCGGATTCAGGATCGAAGTCAGGGAAGCCAAACTCTTCACCCAACGTAGGTGGCGTCAAATTTTGCGTTGCTATTTGGGACACGGCATTCTGTCGGGCTTGAGACATGGTGTTTTGATTAAGCACGGCTTGCTGGGCTGGCGTCAGAGCATTTCGGTTAGCCACCGCCTGCGCGGCGGTACCGGGCGCAAACTGACGCGGCGCCGAAGTCAGCGGCGCTGCGCTTTGCGAACCATACAAAAGTCTGTTTACATAATCTTCAGCAGGCTTTACGCGCAGCAATTCACCCGCTTGGCGCGGTGACGCCAACGCGGGGACTAGCGCGGTCATTGTTCTTGCGGATGCTTTCCGTGCCGCTTCTTCACCAAATTGTTGCGCGGCCGCACCGCCGCCGCCAATCTTAGGCATGCTACCTACTAAGCGCGCGCCTGCGGTAAACGCATTTGGTATAGACGGCTCTACCATTTCTCCAACTTTAGCCATTGTACCTTGGGCAAACCCAAGTTTCTGACTTTCAGCTAACTTTCCTAAACCTCTCTCATCCACAGCTATCTGCGCTTTGATGTCGCGTGCCAGTTTCTTGGCTGTAGCTAGCACTGGGCCTTGCAATTCAGCGTTGATGTCGAACCGGCCAAAACCTAAAACGTCTTCTACAAAATCGGGGTCTTCGCCTTCCATGACTTTAACAAACTTATCTTCAGGTAGTTTGTTAAGTTGCCTCTGAAATTCTTGGCGCTCAATATTTTTCATACCTCCAGAAAAGGCATCTAGATATTGACGGTACGGTCCTTTTTGCCCCGGAGGCGTGCCTGCCGCTGCGTCAATAGCGTCGTCAATAGGTTTTTGTGCTGCTGCGACAAGCTGGGATGTGCCTAGACGCAATGCTTTAGGGTCTGATGTACCTAAGATGCTAGATACAAACGCGCTCATTTCGCGGCGGGCTAAGTTAAGACCAGTAGCGTCTATAGTGCCGTTAAATTTAGCTGCGCGACGCTCCAGATTGTTTGCAAACTCCGACAGTATCTTAAACCGATCAGGACTGACAAATTCCGCTTTGTCGGCTTCAGCGCGCAAATTAGCTACTACCTTAGATACATCCAAAGGTTCAAGACCTTGCGCGCGTAAGTTAGCCGCGACTTCTTCAGCGGTCCGCGCATCCTCGAATGCTTGTCCCGCACTGTACTTGGCTTGATCCGCCCCACTCGTAAACATGGGTGAGTCACCAAAAAATTTGCTTGCGCCTGTAAGCCGCCGCGCGTTGTTTTCCAACTCTTTTGCTAAAGTGTATGCGGCGGCGGCTTCTTGTTCAGCAGGAACAATTTGCAGACGGCCAACATCAGCCAAACCTAACGCTCTATCACGCATAATTCCGGTTTCATCTTGCAGTTGGCGCTTGGCCGCCGCAATATTACTCATAGCGTTTGTTTCAGTTTCGCCGCCGCGAAGACGATCCCGCACAATCTTTTGCGCCGCCGCACGTTCGTCGGCTACATCTAAAAGTTCTTTGCCAAATTTACTTTGTGTTGCGAAGCGCGTAATGTCAGCGATTTCAGGTGTAAGCAAACCCTTGGATGCTAAGAACTCAGCGGTGTTGGCTTTTATTTTTGCGGGTGCGTTGCTCAACGCTTTCGCTACGGCGTCTGCGTTGTCGCTTATTATTTTACGTAATATTCTAGCTGCTTCTACTGGGCCTGCGCGGCTCATAATAACATCATAAGTCTTGCTCGCGCCAAACTTGAGGATGTGACCAAGTACAGGTACAATAGCGCCAGCCAACGCTGCATCGGTCAAATCTTGATCCGTAGCGGCAGCAGCTATAAGGCTTGACGCAGAACCGCCAACAGCACGGTAGGCATTTCTCGCCTTTCGCGTTTGGACAATGATCTTGCCTGCGGTTTCAGCAGCCTCTGTAGGTGCGCGCACGCCTGTGCCGCCGGACGTTATTACACGACCTAACTTTTCCACCACTGCGCCTGCGCGGGGAAGAACCTTGGTCAGCGCCCTGCCGCCAAGCTGCACAGCAGCGCCGCTGCCCATCGTAAGGGGTAGCGTACCAACAATTTCGCCGCCGATTTTACCGCCAGCAAAGGTAGTGGGGTTAGCCTGCTGCCGCTCTGCAGCGTAAGTCGCTAATCGTTTTTGCTTGACCGCCTCACCTTCCCCCGAAAAAGGGTTAGAATATATTCCTAATCCTTTTGGGTCAGGGATATATTCTAGCGGGTTAAGGTAAGACAGCTTATCTGCAACCGACTTTAGGCCCCGTTCAGCGCCAGATACGGCAGACGCAATTTTACTGCCAGTGTCGCGCAGCGCACTCTTTTGGTCGGCTTGTATTTTCAATTGCTGTCTTATGTAGCGTTCTTTGGCTGTCTCAATGTTAAACCGGCGCCGGATGTCAGCCTGCGTAGCAGGGTTTGCGCTGCGATATTCAGGCAGCGTAGCTACACGGGCGTTAAAAATAGCCTGTTTTGTAGCCGTGTTGGCCTTGATGTAGCTGGGGTCGTTTAGAACATCTAGCGGGCTAGGCATTATCGCTTCATCCCTTTTAACAGCGGATTATTATAATCTACCTTAGTTGATGTGCCTTTTTTACCTGAACTTTCTGTGCGAGTGTATTGAGCCGCAACCGTGGGTACCGCTAAACGCAGACCGGGGTTATCTTTCAATACGTCAGCGTACACACCTTCATGTTCGCGCTGGGCGCTCTGGAATGTGCGGTACAGTTTCCGGCGCATATCTAACAGATTAGCGTCAAACTTAGATGGTTCGCCTGTCTGAATAAATTCGCTGGCCGCTTGCTCTACGATTTTGGCGTCCTTATCGGTCGGGTTAGCGCCGACCGGCGATGCGCCAGTTTCGGTAGATTTACGCATATCAATCAACGACGTAAGCGTAGCGGTGTTTTTGATTTTATCAAAAGCAGCCTGCGCGTCGGCGCGGGGGCCGAACTGCATAATTCTGGGTAGATTACCTTCAATCGGGCCAACAATTGAGAAACGGTTTGAGTTACGCAACAACCGGTCTACAGTGTCAATGCGGTCGGCTAGCTCGTTGAGCAATGCTTCCGTAGTGTATTTTGCTTTTGTCGCGGTTGACTTTAACTCGATAACGCGTTCTGCTTTTTTAGTTTCCGCCGCAATTCTTGGGTTCATTTCCAATTCTACGTTTTTAGACGCGCGCGTTTTTGCCCCTTCTTGCGCTCCAAGAACGGCAGCGGGAACTGGCGATGGGATTGGCGCTACATTTGGATCGCGGCGCTGAACAGGTATATATTGCGCTTTCGTGGTCCGCATCATCGACATATCGCCGTCTAGATTAGCGGTCCGCGATTGCGGCGCTGGTCCGCGCATAACAGCAAACCCTGCTTCGGGTCTTTGCACAGGGTTAGCCGCCATCTGCTGCTGACCCATTCCGCTGTCAGCCAGCGATGGCGCATCCGCTTGCAGCGTAATGTTAGCCCGACGAAAAGCGTCTGTAAACGCCTGTCTATTTTCAGGTGGTTGTGTTGCTAAAAGCTGGTCAAAGTCTACCTGTGCTATGACGCCTGTTTGAAACGCAGAGTCCGCAATCCGCGACATTACTTCAGGCGTGATTTGCCCTGCTCCCGCGCCGCCAGTAAAGGATGCAGGGGTGTTTGACATACCCAGCCCTTCTTTCATCCGACGGACATGATCTTGCTGAAATTCGTCAAGCTGTCCGCCGTCAGGCGCAACTCTAGTTTCGCCAAACCCACCTACTGGCACGGGGCTAGGCGACATCTCTGGTGCCGCGGTCGGTGTTGCGCGGGGCGCGGGGGTATCCGCACTAGTGTCGCGCAAGGGGGTGCTTCTAGCAGCGCCAGTGAAACCGCCTATACGGGTGTCTATAATTGTATTTTCTGGTATAGGGTTTCCTTGAGCGTCAACAGCGCCTTTACCGGCATATTCCTTACTGGCTACAACGTCGGGAATAGTTTTATCAGCTATTTCCTTACCTTTTAGCATCAGTTGCGTTCTGTATTCCGTCGTCCATTCAGACGCTGGACGTATGTAATCATTCCATGCAGGAATTTCCTTTACAACATTTGCGCGCAAGGCTTCAGCCCCAGCGACGTCGCCTTCCTTTAATTTTGCTACGTCTCGACTAAATTGATCCGCTACCAAGCCTACATATTCTAGCTGGGCTTTTTTAAGCGCAGGGCCGTGCAATTCTTTTTGGCGACCTTCTTCGGCTAGGTCAATATCCATCGACTGTTGCGCCAAGGATGCTTGACGCTGCGCCGCTTCCTGCTGCTTTGCCATGTTCATCATGTTGACAAACTTTGCAGTTTGAGCCGTAGGATCAAGCATTTTTGCGCCGCGCGACTGAAGGGCTATCATTTGGTTTGGCATAATATATTATCCGTCGTCTGATGGTGGGATATACGGAGGCGTATCGTAAGGCCTGCGCCCGCTGCCAGCAGCGCCGCGGTTATAATAGCCTATTACGGCTTTGTTCATAGGATAGTTAGTTGCAATAGAACCGACTTGGCCCAGCGCGTTCGACAGTGCGTTAGCAGAACCGATGTAACCAGATGCACGGGCTTGGCCGGCGTTGTACAGGTTTGATGCTTGGTTCTGCCCTGCCTGCCCTGCGGCGCCGGTCATTATGTTTGTGGCAGACTGGCCCGAACCCATCAACGATTGCAACGGGTTCAGCTTGGCAGACCGCTCAACTTGATAACGGTTAAATGCGTTCTGATATTCTTGGCTGGCTAAGTCCTGCCCAAAACGCTGCACACCCTTTAGGGTGGAGCCGGACAGCAGATTGCCGCGGGCCGCTGCTGATCGCTCTAGCGCCTTCATACCTTCCGCTTGACGAAACCCATAACCGGGGTCTTGTTCAAAGTCTGCTTGGCCAAAAGACTTACCAAGGCTGCCGTAGCCCGCAGCGGCTTTGTCGCCGCCGATGCCAAGCAACTGCATAATCTCGTTCTGCGCGGTAAGCCCGCCTTGACGGAACGGCTCTTGCAGCCTGTTCTGTTCTTTGAACATACGCTCTTGGGCAGCATTGGCATCCTGCGCTGCTTGAACTTGCGCCCTAGATGCTTTCTTAGACGCGTTGCTGGCCATAATACCGCTGCCGATTGATGCTGCGGCGCCTACGCCGGCTGCTACCATTGCACCTAAACCCATTTTACGCTTCCTTCAGTTGCAGACGGTATGAGATACCGTGATCTTGCGCGCCTAGACGCTTATATAGCATAGAAATACGCGGGCCAGAACCCCTTTTCCCTGCCTCAAAAAACACTTCGTCAACACCTTTATTTTTTAATTCTTTAATTGCTTCGCGTTGCAGCTTTAATCCCAAGCCGGGGAACTCTGGCGACGCAAAGAATGTGGTATTCGTAGCTGTTAAAATGTCTGGCGATACCAACGACGGCGATATGATTGTCATCAGATAGCCAAACATCCTACCATTGCAACGCGCAGTCATTATCTGCATGGCGCCAACATTATCTAACCCGCGCATTAGCGGCAAGTTTTTATTCTGCCAGTTGCCCGGCGTCTCGCCCACTTGGACAAGATGCTCGTCAAACAGCTTGTCGGCGTCTTGCACCCAACTATCAAAGTCCTCTGTCTGAAAAGTGATGCCTTCAGGCGGCTCGTTAACTTCTGGCTCCATTGCTGCTATTGTTTCATGCTTGGCAATCGACGCCAGCTTGTCCATCGCAGGGGCGTAGGCGGCGTAGTGACGCATCAAGGCAGGCATACTGATCTGAATGTTGACAGGCGCCATCTGCGCCCAGTGCGCGGGGTCATGCGGCTGTTGTAGGCAATGCTCGAATACAGCGGCGCAAGTGTCTTCTTCGTTCAGGCTGTCAAACGACACAGACAAGACGTTGGGTAGCCGCGCCTCGATCTGGTCTAGGCTGCGGTCCAGCTTCAGTAGTATTGCGTCAAGTTTGTCGCGGTCAAACTGCGTGCCATGTAGGTTCAGTAGACTTTCGGCAACTTCGTCGCGGGGACGGCGCACAACCAGAACGCGGGCATCAGGCGCAAACCGCTCTAGCAGCCGCCACCAAGGCGCGCCGGCTGTCTCCGCAGTGCCAATGTTGGGCTGCGAGAACCATGCCTGCACATCGTCAAGGCTACGCATATGCCGTAACTCTTCGTGGCCGCACATCCATTCACCATAAGTCAGAAAGCGGGACAGCCAAGCTGACCGCGATCTTGGTAATGAAAATACGACGAAGGGCTGCATTAGCTGACTAGCCGACCTGACGCGCGGATGTTGATGGACGTAGCCGTGCCAGCGATGGTGCTGATAAAGCCATTGTTAGGCAGCACATGGCCGACCAGTTCAGGAAACGTATATGTCTCTAAAGGCTGAAGCGTTTTGGTATCGACAATCAAGTTGCTGTCGGTCGCGCTGCCAGCAGCCGTAATCAGGTTGACGCTGATTGTCGCAGCGGTCGCGCTGTAGTTAGTCGCGGTAAACTTGTCGATGATTGTTTGCACGCCATTCGACGTGTACTGCGTTGTCTGCGCGGCCTCCGCTGTCTTAGCGGGGATGATGTTACTGATAGAAACGGCCATTGGTATTCTCCTTAAACAATGCTGGTGATAATGCCGTCAACCACTGTGACGGTGGTTACCCCGGCCAAGAAAGAGCCAGACGCGCCTTTATTTTTAGATGCGATTGTCCCTAACTCCGCACGCGGCTCAAGCCCTAAACCAAAAACTTCTGCTTGCAAGACAGCCAATTCAGACGCTGACGCGTTGGGCGGGGTTAACTCTAAGGTTTGAATGTCGCTCTGCACAACCGCTAGGTCAGATGCTGACGCGCCGTCAGGGGCGCTTTCGGTAGCCTGTGCTAGTTCTGCCAACATGGCGTCATAGGATGCTATCAGCGCCGTAGCGTCAGGCGCTAACTCGACTTCATCCTGATTGGTCTGCGTAGCTGTCAGCAGCGACAGAAAGAACCGATACCATTCACGGCTAATCGCGCCTGACCGCTCGTCTATAAAGGCGACGCGTGGCGGCGTTAACTGTGTGGGGTTGATCGGCGCTAGTGCCATTATGCGCTTGTCCCGCTGATGGCTAGTTCAGCGCCCATGATGTAAATCCGTACAGGGTCTGTTCCCGACACTTCGTAGACGCGGTCACGTATCTTCATCGTCGCGCCAAGACGACGCCAGATGGTGCGATGCCCAAATCTACCAATTCTGCCCATCGACTTCCAATGTTCGTTAGACCATGTATGGCCGCCATCGTCTGACCAGCGCAGCATAGCTTGCGGGGTATACCCCGGCGCTTCAGGGTATGCTTCCGTTTCTAGCACGTATCCGTTGTAATCTTCGGCGGGTTGCACTTGGGTAACCAATGGCTCGTTATTATCGTTGGCTTCCGTGACTAACTGGTCACCGGCTTGCGTAGTCAAATAGCCTTGCACAAACTGGGCCACGAGGATGTCACCTGATTCAGTGGCAAGGTCTTCAGCATCGTAAGCGGGATATAAGTTAAGCCCAACGCCTGTCTCGCAGTCAAGTTGCATGGAGTGCTGGATAGTACGCGCAAGGTTGTTAGCGCCCGTAGGTAGCGCGCGCCATGACCGCAGCCATTTTTGCGGTGCGCCATCGTCAGCGTACACGTTCAGGTCAAACTCATAAATCTTGCCGTTTTCGTAGTCACCTACAACCGTGGTGCTGTTGAAGAACATCTGATTGTCGGCACGGTGGCGGTTAAAATCGCCGTTAGCAAACGACGCGCGCTCATGCCACGCGCCAGTGGCAACATCATAAACCCATGTAGTGTCGGCGCTGGGAAAGTTCAGGACGTAGAAGCTGTGGCCGTCCTGCTGATACGTGTAGCCAACAGCGTCTGTCAGGTCAGCATACTCTTGCATCTGCCATTCGATAGCGTGCGTAGACACGCGCTGACCGATGTAGCCAGCGGCCTTGTAGACGATGCCTTGGCCGCGTGCGTCCTTGCCTAGCCAATAGACTTGGTTGTCCATCTTGGCGATGCTGTACGGGGCAGCACAGCCCAGTTCGTTAAACGCACCTTGGATACGTGTTAGCGGAAAGTCGAGCAATCCTGCGTCATACCAGACTTCGGTTGAGTTTGTGCCAAACACCCAGACTTCGCGGTGGTCTACAAAGATAGCTACAACATTGTCTGGATTGCCTTCGGCGCTGGCGAACTCTAGCGGGTCAACGGACAGGCCGTCGAGCAACTGCGTAACCCAGATTTTCTGTGTGCCGGGTTCGTTAAACACAAAATAGCCGTCGATGTAACCGACCGTGCCCGCGCCGGGGAAGTCAGGGTCGGTGATCTGCTGGAACACGTCAGTGTTGGCGTTGTAAATGTAGCCTTGCGGGTTAGCCGCAATAAATAGCTGCGTGCCATTGTCAGCCATGCTGACAGGGCCAGAGCCGCCTACAGAACCTTTAGCTACCGCGTTCCAGCTACTGTCGATTCGGTACAGCGTATCGCCAGACACGGCGTAGCCATAGTCGCCATATGTCCACAGCCCGCGAATAGGGCCATCGCCAACGGTAGCCAACACAGTCAATCCCGGCGCGCGCTGAAGAAACGCGGGTTCCTTGCCGCCTTCGGCGACAATCTCTGGAAACAGATTGACCATGCGGTTGTCGGCGGCGTTGACGCTTCTAGCGACATACGCCGACCCAAGGATCGGCGTTTTCATTTACGTCGTTACCGCTTTGATTACCGCAAAAGAAATTACAATAGCCTCGCTCAATGAACCAGCGGTAATGTTTCGCACGTTAATGCTGGCTGAACCCGCGGCGGACTGAGCATTGAGCAGGTAAGACCCTGCCGTACCAGCGCGGATATGGTTCAATATTAAAATATCGTTCGCCTCAATAACGGTGTTAGTTAATGTAAAGCTGACCGTAGTATCTGCGGCAAGCGCGGCGGCGTTTAGCGTAATCTGGCCGGTTGACTCGCTCAACGTCACGCCGGTTGCCTTGCTGGTAGCTTGGGTAACTGTTCCGCCAGAGCCGGTTGTGTAGCCAAGTTTTCCAGTGCCGCTAATAACAATGTTTCCTGTAACGCTTAGACTTGTGCCGGTTGCGGCGCCAAGCACAGGAGTTGTTAATACCATAGATGTGCTGGTGCAATTCGACAGGTTACCGCTGGTTGGCGTTCCTAATATCGGAGTTGTCAACACCATAGATGTGCTGGTGCAATTCGACAGGTTACCGCTGGTCGGCGTTCCTAATGCGGGCGTAACAAACGCGGGGCTGGTGAATAGGTTGGTTACGGATAATTGCTTAGTTGTACTGGTCGAAGCCTGAACAATCGGCAATACATCAGCGCCAGCTTGCGAAGCGGCAACCGGCAGCGCGGAGATAGCAATATTAGTCATTTAGTAATTCCCTGCATAGATGTTAAAGCGTTGGCGTGAAGCAATAAGGCTGTACGGTACAGACATAATGTCATCAGGGTTGTTGATGCGTTTAATGTTACGCTTCGAGGACATAGCAATGCGGCGGACCTGTGCCGACGGTTCCTCACCAAACTCAGGCGCCATTTCGCACGCCAAGTTATAGCGGAACGCACGCAGATAGCCGGGAGGAAAACTCAATACGGTTGCCAGCGTTGCAGGCTGCGTAAGTTCTTCAACCGAAATAAAATGCCATGTCAGGTCGCGCGTAGGGCGCGGGTAGATAAACATTTCAATGTCTGGGTATGTCATGTTGACAAAAATAACTTGCGGGAAAGTAGACGTTACAGTCTTGACCGCGATGCCGTCATACTGCTGCTGGTTAATCATTTTAATGCCGTAGCTGACGCCAGTGCCGGGATCGACAAAGTACGTTGCGTCATCAAGCAGGACAGGGCGGTTGCCGACAAAGTTGCCGGTCGGCCCAAGCGTGCGGCTGATGATGCCCGAAGGCCATGTGAATACTTGGTCTTGTGTTGAGAAAACGGACAGACGCTCTGTGTTCCAGCTATCAATCATCTGGTTCATAGCGCGCAGTGCGTCTTGCGACGTTTCAGCCGATGGAACTTCGCCTTCTGCCAGAACGCCTAGCAGTCTAAGCGAACCGTTAATTATGTCCCCAGCCGTAGTCATGCCAAAATCCTCGCAAAAAATCTAAAAATGGACGGCCCGAAAGCCGCCCAAATTAATTATACGCAGTGCAGAATAGCAAAGTTAATCACTACTGCTTCTGACAGCGTACCGCCAGAAATGTTACGCAGGCTGATGCTGACAGAGCCAGCAGCCAGCGAGTTAGCAAACACGTTGTATGATCCAGCAGTCGCTTGGCCGCCAGAGATAGTAAGAATAACAGTGTCATTTGCAGAAATGAAGCTGTTGTTCAGCGTGAACGTAGCGTTAGTGGCAGTAGTCAGCGACGCGTTGTTCATGGTGATACGGCCAGCAGGCTTGTTTAGCGTTACGGCAGTTGACTTGTCTGTCGCCTGTGTAACCGTACCTTGTGCTGCAGCGGTGTAGCCGATTTGCTCATCAGCCAAGACAAATTGCGCGCCAATAATGTCTTGGTCGAGGTAAGCAACACCAATAGGTTTTGTATTGGGCATTAGTTTTCTCCTAAAAAGGATGCCCCGACCGTAGCCGGGGCAAACCTATTAGCCAGCGATACGGTACAGGTTGTACGTAGCTTCGCCAGTTTTAACAGCACGGAACAATACGCTGCGCGATGCAACGCCTGCGCCGGAGCCAACCAACGTCCAGCCAGTGCCTACTACGATAGTAGGTACGCCAGTGCTGGTAGCAACCAAAGCAATATCAAATGCTGAGTTGATTTTTGCGCTGCTGATGTCAGCGTTAACAACGGTAACCGCAGGAAGTGTAAGGTCTGCTGTCGACGCCGAAGTGTAGACAATAAGACCACCAGACAAATCAAGAGTAGTTACTGTTGCTGCCGCGGTGTACGCAGTAGGAACAGGAGACGTTGACAGGTTAACTTCGGTGAGGTTGCCATCACCAAGTTGATAGCCGCCGGCGCCATTAGGTAAAGTAGGCATAGTAAAAATCCTTCAAAAAGTGTGGCCCTCGGCGAACCGAGGGCCGTGTTAGATTAACCCCACATCCGAACAGCCATCTGCGGACGGATCGTGCTGTAGCCATACAGAACGTCAATACGGCAAGGCATACGGTCGTTGTTGATGTCGTACTGACGAACAACGCGGAGCGAAATGCCGTTATGCACCTGACGCGAAGCCATATCTACGCCCTGTGGGAGCAGAAGGTCGGCGGTTGCGAAAGTGATAGCGTCCTTGTGGTAGATAAGGTTCTGAGCATATTGCGTAGAAGCCGTACCAACAAAGATGATTGCCTTAGAGTTACCGGGCAGAGTGTTAACCGTAGCAAGTGCGTGTGTTGCCGAGTAGATTGCAGCAACAGTTACGTTACCAGCGCCAGCGCCACTGAGTGTGACATCAGCAAGAGCAACAAACTGGAACAACGAGCCAGTGCTTTCACGAGTTTGTGGGTTGACTTGGAAGCAGTCAGCAACAGTGAAAACGTCGCCAGCCTTAACCGTAGCAGATGCGCCAGCGCCAGTGATGGCGATGGTGGTTGCACCTTCAGTGGTAACAGCCGCCGAAGTCGTGCCGCCAGTTGCAGTACGCGAACCAGTGGTGAACTGCTTGATGGACTGCGACATATTGATTTCGTCGAAACCAAGTACGCCTGTACCCATCATGCCGTTCTTGAACTGCTTGCTGATCGTGTCGGTTGGGTTGAATAGACCCTTCAGACCTTCGACCAATCCAGC